ATCGCCTTGGCTTGCTGCTGCTGGCCGATGAACTGGGTGCCAATCGTGAGCGCACTCAGGGCTGTCTGGATGCCAAACATCTGGCCGGCTGTGAGGCCAAAGCCAGCAGCGGCAGCGGGTAGGCACATCTAGGTAATCCTCGCGAACTCAATGAACGGGGCCTCTCTTCTCACGAAGGAGAAGCCCAGGAAGCGAAGCCACTTGTGATGCAAGTGGTTGTCTTGGTGGACGACGTTGGTCAGCAGGTCGTAGCCCGTGCTGATCTCTGCAAGCCAGCGCCGGCTCTCACGCAGGAACTGGGTGCTGATGCTCTGGATCTCGTCCGAACCCAGAAGCCACACCAGGCCAATTGCGGCATCGGTGACATCCGGCGTCACGCCAAACATCGCAATGCAGCGGCCTTGGTGCTCGATGGAGTAGCAGGGCCGTGAGGTCACCAGCCCCGCCCGCAGCGCAAGCTTGGCCGACACCCCGTGAGCCTTGAGCTCCACCAAGTCAGCGGAGCGCATCCGCCCCTCGAGGTCTTCGATATCGGCCTCAAGCGACAGACGGACATGCGCCATCAGAACCGAGAGCGCTGTCCGATGCGCGAGTGGTAGAACGCCTCCCATTCGCAGCCCAAGAACCGCGAGGGCAGCGGCGAGTCGTTCTCGAGCGTCACCGTGGCGCGGTCGTGGTCAGCCATCACCGGGAACTTGAAGTCACCGTCGTAGACCGCCACCTGACCCAGCAGGGTCTCTGGCTCGTTCAGCAGGTTGCCGTTGAACGTGTAGGTGTAGGCATCGCCCCCCTTCGGCTTCACCTTGACCTCGAAGAACGAAGTGTCCGCAAAGGTCACGGTGCCGTACCGGATGCGGTGGCTCGCACCCTTGGTGGGGGACATGCGCTGCTGCGCTTGAAGGTGCGGGGTGCTGAACTCGTACTTCATGATGTACGTCTCACCAATGAAGACCGCAGTGGACGTATGGTTGCCCGCCACTGTCACCGTGCCCGCATTGGCATCTGTCGCCGTCACGCTCAGGAGCTCGCCGGCATTGGCGCCCGAGGTCTTCCTGGTGACCACCTGCATTCGGGCGTAGGCGTTCAGCCGGTACGGAAGGGTGAACGTGGTGGAGTCCGACGCCGAGTCGTACACCGCGCTCACGCCGAAGCTTGCATCAGTCACCCGCCGATCCAGATGCACTCGGAAGTCCGGCGAGTTGTTCAGGGCACCCGCCGCCGGTGTGCTGATCGAAAGCACCACGGTGGCCTCGAATGCGCCAGGGTTACAAGTGGCACCGGAGCGCGCTTCGCCCGTGATGTCCGTCGTCGGGACATCTGAGTTGGCAGAGGGGCCTACGCCCGCTTGCAGCACATCGTTGCGCGAAGTGTCGTACAGCCGGCCTTGCGCGTCATGGATCGCATAATCGCCCGCTGCGGGCTGCTCCGGATCCGTGACCGCCGTGATCGGGTACGGGGAGCCTTGGAGGGCGGCGGGGAAGGGGTTGGTGCCGCTGCCGAAGTTGTTGGAGCCTGTGATCGTCGCAGTTCCGCTGTTGTCACGGAATGTGCTCCCTGATGTCAGCGCGACGTTGTTGGTGAACTCAAGGGTTGCGGACGGGTTGTAGTTGATATAGCACCACTCAACCGCAGAGTGGACAACGGTGCAGTTTGTGACCCGCGCGTGATATGTGCCGGACCCAAAGAACCCGATGCCCCGCGATCCCTGAACGAACACCACGCAGTTTTGGATTACAACAGGAAAGTCTGCTGTAGCACCCGCGCCGTCGTTGCGGATTGCCATTGTTGCAGAGTTCAAGTCGTCAACAATTAGGCCATCAACGAGCACGCCGGGGTGGCTTCCTAGCAGCAACACGCCGTAGGAACCCGTAAACGTACACACAAAGCCTTCTATCCGCAGGAAGTCGCACGGCATACGAAACGCATAACTGCTGCCGCCAGCCACGATGACTCCTGCATTTCGATCCCCTCCGTGCTCGCTGCCAGCTTGGGGCCGCAACGTAAGGTTTCGAGTTGGGTCAAACTCAAACGACGTTGAGTCAACATTTACAACGCCGCCGTAGTTACCAGCAACAGCTTCAAAGACAACCGCTCGGTTCAACAGCGTCAGGTCTGAGCCCCCTGCCACGCTTGCAATGTCTGCTAGGGCGAGAGCGAACGTGGTGTAGTCGCCAGCGCCGCTTGCGTCGATGGTCCTCGTGATGACCGTCGGCTCCACGAACCCATCAGCCTCAAACGCCCCGGGGTTACAGCTCGCCCCGCTCCTCGCCACGCCGTTGATGTCGGTGGTGGGGACGTCGGAGTTGGAGCCAGGGCCGACGCCCTGCTGCCACACGTCGTTGCCGGTGACGTCCGCGAGGGCTCCGGTCGCGCCCATGTAGACCGCGTAGTCCCCGGAGCCGAGGGGCGTGGAGAAGCTCGTGGTCGCGGTGATCGGGTAGGGGGAGCCTTGGAGGGCGGCGGGGAAGGGGTTGGTCGCGGGACCGAAGTTGTTGGAGCCCGACACTGTGCCGCCTGCGTTGTAGAACGATTGGCTAGCAAGCGACAGGCAGTTGATGAACGTCCCGGAAGCGGTGTTGGCCGTCTGCTGGTTTAGAAACGGGTAGGTGGTCGTCGAATCGCCTGTGCAGTTGATGATCTCCCCGTAGGCATCGCTCGATGTATCCGCGAGAACATAGAAGGCCACCGAGCTTCCGCCGCGAGAAACACAGTTGAGCACTCTGACCGGGTTCGCGGCGGTTCCCCCGTAAACGACAAAGCCCCGATTGGCCGCAGACGCGATGCAGTTCTGCGCGACGGCACCTGCGCCTTCTAGCCAAGCGCAGTAGGTAGTGGTCGTAACTAGGTTGAACCCGTCAACGACCGTGAAGTCGTCCGTCAGCGTGATCGGGCGGTTCGATCCACCTGTGTCAATGATGACGCCCGCGCCCGCCGATCCACCGTGCTCGCTTCCGGCAGCGGGCTTGTACGTCACGTTTCTAGTGGCGTCGGTGACGAGGGTAGAGTTGGCGGACAGTGGCGTGGTGTACGTCCCCGCATCCGCCTCGAACACGATCGCCTCGTCGTTCGCCACGAGGTCTGCCGAGGTCCCGATGTTCGTCACGTCGGCCTCCGCCAACGTGAACGTGGTGTAGTCACGGCCCGTCGGCCCGATCGTCTTGGTGATGACCGTGACCACGGCTCAAGCCTCCTTGTCCGTCGTGATCGCTTGGATCTCCGCCCAGGTCTTCTCGATGCCCGCAGCGCCCGCTTCGTCCTCCGGCACCCAGGTCTCGAACTCCGAGCCCGTCAGCGTCACCTGATACCGACGCTTGCCGAGCTGCTCCGGCGGGTCCTCCGTGTCGTCCTCCCACGGCTGCATCAGCGCCACGACCTCAGGGTCGTCGGCTTCCTTGTCCGTGCAGTAGCAGAACAGGAAGCCGCTGCTCGAGGGCGTCACGGAGCTCCCAGGGTTCTGGTGACCGTCGAGGACTTGGATCACATCGTTGTCGTCGTACGTCAGGCCGCCGCTGGGCTTCGCGGTGATGATCAGTGCGTGAGCCATGTCAGGAGATTGAGTCGACAAAGAAGGGTTCGAAGTTGATGCGCTCGAGGCACGTTTCCGTGCCGCGCCGGACGATCAGGTAGAGGTACTCATCTACCCAGTCGATGTTCAGAATCTCGACGCCGAGGATGCCGAAGGTGAACTTCGACCACGCCGACTGAATGCGCTCGCCACCGTTGACCATCCACTTGTAGATGTAGATGGTGCTGTCGCCGCCGGCGCGCAGGGCCAAGCAGTTCTCGGTGGTCGAGACTTCCATCTGCTTGGTTGCACCCACGATGTAGCTGGGCACCTGCCCTGTGATGTCGACAGCGCTAAAGCTGGGCCGCTGGTTGCTGGTGTCGTAGAGCTCGCGCACCTGCGTGTTGGCGCCGCGGGTGCCGACGAAGAAGATGCTGTTCTCCGAAGCCACCGGCATAGCACCCACGGTGCTCTCGTACTCGCCGGCCTCCGCCGCAGACACGTTGGTGGGCGTGAGCGTCCCATCGGGATCCCCAGTCAGCACGAACTGCGTAGAGCCGGAGAAGAGCACCAGGTTGCTCCGGAGCGCGACGGCGTAGTTCAGGAGGTTCACGCGCGTGCTAGCGGCCACCACGGACATACGCGCGGAGTCCAGCAGGTCCGTGACCGTGGTCCGGAAGAAGTTGAAGTACTGGCCGACCTCCGACAGCACGACGGTCTCGCCCACCAGCATCACCAGCCGGTCCTTGAAGAAGCTCATGCCCCGCAGCTTCTCGCCGTCCGCACCTGCGCTCGTCTGCACAAACGCCGGCCTGGGGTTGGAATCTTGATCACCTGCTGCAAGCTCGCCCCACTTAGGAGCCACATAGCCCGTCAGCGTGCCCGCAGTGCCACCGAGCGTGGCTCCGCTCACTTGCGTGACCAAGAACTGCCCGGTGGACAGGCGCACCAGCAGGGGGGGCATAGTGGCGTAGTCGAGCTGATACTCGATTCCGCCGGCGACCGACTCTTCCCACTGGCCATCGCCAAAGGCCGAAGGCGAGGTGTCGTCTGTCTCGAATTTGACGTAGTAAGCCGTGGAGCCGACCGTGCCTTGGTCGGGCAGTCCGTCGACCTTGATGGTGAAGCCGTTGGGGGCGACGGTCGGCAGAACGGAGAACGTCTGCACCGAGTCCTTGATCACAGCCAGCACCGAGCTCGCCACGGAGTCGTCGCTCTTGATAGCGAAGTCCGCACCGTCGTCACGCTTGATCCAGATGGTGCTACCCTCGCGCTCGATGTCGAAGTCAGCGGTGCTCAGGGCGGCGCCTGATGTAGCAAGGGATCCGCCGTTGGGCAGCGTAGTGGCCCCCGAGGTCAGAGCATCCTGAAGAATCGAGGCGATGTAGTCCGTCTGGATGCTGTCGATGTGATTCGCCACATCTCCGTCCTCGGAGGTGTAGGTCACTGAGCGGCCCTCGACCTCGAGCGTGTACTTGGTGCCGTAGTTGCCCTGCTTGACGAAGGCCAGAGCTTCGTAGCCACGGTCAGTCGTGGTGCTCGAGCTCATCTTCGGCTGCACCGATTTGTTGAGCACCAGGGTCGCGTCTGCGATCGTCAGGAACTCGATGTCCGCCTCTGGGTCCGAGGTGGCCAAGTAGCTGAAGTCAGCGGCTGTCGCTAGGTCGCCGTTGATGTCGAGCACCGACTGCAGCGAGGTGTCCTCAAAGTCGAACACCCGCAGCCGCTGGTCCTGCACAGACACCACATAGCGCTCGCTCGAGTCGCGGTTGATCGTGTGGTAAGTGATGGGCTCGATCGTCGCCTCGGTCAGCACGCCAACGTGCTCCGTCGGCGGGCGCTTCTTAAGCCCTTCGATGACGGTGCCGAGCGCGTTCTCTTGCACCTCGCACTGCGACGGCAACCTTTGGATCGCCGGCTGCTGGCTGACGCCTCCAACGAGGCTATCCAGCGTGTGCGTGATCAGAGCCATCAGTAGCGGATCTTCCGGCCCACGCTCTGGCGGTGGACCACGCGGTACACGTCGTAGTTGCCCGTCAGCATGTTGTGGTCCGCCGTGTCGCCCTCAGCGTCCTTGAGGTCCGTCAGCGCCTGGAATTCATCCCCGAGCGTGTAGGAGTGCTGAGGGCCGTAGCCCACCACGCGGTCAGCAAAGACTCGCGCAGCTCGGATCATGATGTAGCGCCGGGCCACCTCGGGCAGCGTGGTCCAGTCGAAGTTGTAGATGACATCGACGTAGACCTCCGTGGTGATCGCATAGGTGTGGTTCTTGCGATCGTACAGCCGGGTGCCCCGTTGGATCAGGTCCACGTTGCTGTTGCGCCCCGCGCTCCCGTCGATGCGGAGGATGGCCTCCGACAGGGTGATCTCGTTGTTGACCGGGGTCATCTTGACCTCGGTCTCGTAGTTGAAACTCCAGCCACGCGACAGCACCTCACGGCGCGTCTCGCGGAGGATGTTGCGTGCAATGGCAACCTCAGCGCCACCGTCCAGGCTGTTAACTGGTGAGGACCCGACAGCCGACAACATGACGTTGATGGCCTCGAGCTCGGTGGTGTAGTTGCTCATGCAGTGGTGGGAAGAAGAAGTGGCCGAGAGCCCCCAGAGGGACCCTCGGCCAGAAGCATCACATGAGGTAGCCAGCCGCTACCCCATGATCATCAGGCGAGGTTCTTGATCACAGCCGCGCACTCGGGGCGCAGGTAGTTGTGACCCATCGCGTACTTGGCGAGCAGCAGGTTGCTGAGGCGCTCGAGCTGGTACTCGGTCTGCACCGAGAGGTCAGCCATCTTCACGCACCCAACGGCGCTGCGGTGGAACGCCAGACCAATGACGTTGGTCCAGTTGCCGTTGTAGCCGTCGCCGGCGGTCCCGAACGGATCGTTCTTGGCACCCGTGTCGGTGGTCGTGCT